TCTTCCACATCGTGGCCACGCAATTTCAGCTTCGGCTGCCCTTTCCGTGTAAACTTCGGCGCACCAAACTCATCCGTCTCCTGTGCGATGTGATAGAGCTCGTGCTCCACCAGCGCGCAGAACTCCAGATCTGAGCACTGAGCGCAGTAATCTGCCGCCAGGGTAATGATGAAGTCAGGTATGCGCCCGAACCATTCATACATCTGTTGTTCCATTCGCGCCTTTTGCCATCCCCCGGCACGCATCATTACCTCTTCCGCCTGCCCCAGTACGGCTCGCCCCTTCTTATCGAACGCATTCGACGCCCAGAGGAAGCACAAATCGGCCTCCAGCAGGTGAGCATGGTCAGGGTTATGCAAATTACCGCCTTCACTCAGGATCTCGGCATGCAGCCATTCGTCAACGCCTTCAGCAGGAATGATGCAGATGTACGGTTTGAAGTCGGGGTTGTCTACGAGCAGGGGTGGCGGATATGGACGCTGTGTTAGATGATTATGCATACTTTTTCCATACATTTAATAATGTGCTTACTAAAATAAGACTTACTGCAAATTACAATTCCAAGTGAGCATACGCCTTAAAAAAATCTTAAAGTGCATATGTTTAATTTGGTTTAATATCAATGAGTTAGAGTGGAAATAATTATTATTTGTAAATAAGTATTGAATTGATAATTTTTTATTAACACTATCTATGAACAACTTTTAGAAAAAGGAGATTTTTATGTCGTCAGAAAAAACAAACCCCTTAGGCGAGCTTGTGCCAGCAAGCACAGTAGACTTATTTGGCGCGCTTGTACCCTCCTATGAAGTGCCAAGCTTCCCTGCAATAGATATCCCAGAATCTTTGTTGAACAATCCTCTAACCGGTGCCATGCCGTCTTCTGAGTCATGTCAATCCGGTCTTTTAGATACGCACAAACATACTTTAGAAGCTAATGCATATTTAGCAGCAAGAAGTGTCGATTCGTTAAAGGATATTGCTCTTTCTAACAAAGAATATACACCTGAAGTTATTAAGGCTATAAAAGATATCAATGATTCCACTCAGAAAGTAAACTTGCTTGGTGACAAATCTACTAAAAATGGATTACTGGCCGGGCTAGCACTTGCACTTGCTGGTGGTGCCGCAGCAACTTACTATTTAACAAAGAATAAATCTGGCTCCTGAGCTAATTGACAGGAGCCTGAAAGTCAAAAATAGCATGTCAGGGCGCATTTGGAGTGCGCCCTTATGATGACAATTTCATTTTTTATGCCTAATTTTTCGTTAATCTTGTGGATATCTGCTGACAACTTGTAACCAAAAAGTACTTTGGATCGATATCTCTTGCGTCAGCCATAGCTTCCTCAAACTCTGCAACGAGCAGATCTACTTGCCCCAGCTCATCAGTTCTCAAGAAGTAGTTACCCTTTTCCTTAAGCTTCCAATCCTGCGTATAGCATTCCCATACTAAAAAGAAAACCATGATCGCCCTCCAAAAAAAGCATTACGTTAGGTCTATCTTGTCAGCAAGAAAAGTTAATTATCTTTCATTATCGCGGGTCTGATGTCGCAGCCCTCGAACTGGTAATCACCGTACTCGGCGCGCAGCTCTGCATCTACTTCATCAAAGATCCGGTCATACCGCTGGCGCGTCGGCTCATTCTCCAACGCTCGCACAAAGTGGATGCCCTGCCCGTCCAGGTCAATTGCCGTAGAGAACCGGAACGTGAGTTGCCACACTGCCACTTTGTTCAAATCCAAAGGCTGTTTCATATCCCCTCCGCTTAGATGAACTGCACTCAAGATAGGTCATTTAACGAACAGCGGATACCCTCATATCATCAAACTTGAGAGCTAAACCAAAATTTAGGGGTATAAAAATTATCACAAGGAACTTTCATGGTTGAAACAGCTATTAACAATTGACAGTTATGATATTTTATAACCTATTATATGGATGACATTTTTTAACTAATGAGGTTTTCTATGAAATACTTACTAAGTTCGCTTACGGTTGCCGCTTTTATGATGTCATCATCTGCATATGCCGGAGATGTTGATGTGTCAAAAATTTATGGAAGAATTCAGGTTGTGAACGCTTTGCCGGATTACAGAGTGCAAGTTGTGGAATCTTTTGAGGATCTGGATGTGCAAGTAGTCAATTCGTTTGCTGATAGTCCCGGCAAATGGCAGATGGTCGCATCGTTACCAGATTATAAAATTCAGTTTGTTGAATCACTTCCTGATTTTAAAATCAGGTATGTCAGTGCTTTTCCTGGACCAAATAAACATTAATGAAATAGAGTGTTTATTTCACAGCCTTATACCATGTCTGCCAGCGGTACTTGTCCAGCCGCAACTGTCGCAGGCATTCTGCCGTTTCGACATCTGCCTGCAAATCTTCGTCGCTGTTCTTCCCGGCATCACTTGCCTTGCACGGTTCCTGCATCAAATCCGCTGATGGAGTTGGCAGCGTCGATAGCGCGCTGCCGCAGCCGGACAGACTCATCATCAAAATCACAAACGGTACGATTCGGATTCTGGACATATTTCACCACGTCGCGGGTTATGGTTCGGTAGATGGTCCTGCCTTCGTCGCGGGCCTGCGCGGCCTTCTGCTCAACCGGCTGAATTGCCTTCTCAGCTTTGGCTTTCTTATCGGCAGCCAGGGCGTTGATGTGGTCGGCGTGTGCATACCAGCCATTCCGGTACCGTAGCTCGCCATAACCAATACCAAACAGCATGACCACGAGAGCGATCAGCAGGATCGTTCGTATGCTAAAGGTCATTCTTTCCCTCCGCCAGGCACAAGCTACGCTCCATCTCGCGCCGGTTCTGGAGGCCCTTCCACTTCATGCCTCCAGCGTAAACCCAGCGGCGCATCTCTTCGCACGCTCCGGCATGGTCGCCTTTATTCAGCTTGCGCAGCAGAGTGGACTTGGAAAACGCATCAGATCCAACGTTGAACACGAAGCTGTAGAGCGCGGCGCGCTGATACTCGTTCAGTGGTGCTTTGACCAGACTATCGACCGTTTTCTTGGCTGGCTGGAGGTCTTTCCACAGCAGGTTGTCACACTCCCGATCGGAGTACTTCTTCCCTCTCACGATATCCCGGCCCGTATGGCCATCGCAGACAGTCCAAACCCCGGCGACGTCTTTATAGGCTTCGTACTTCCGCCCTTCGACGCCATCCTTTCCGCCAAGGAACAGCGAGGCGATCAGCATTGCACCACCACCAGCGGTGGCGATGAGTTTGTTACGCAGGCGGCTGGTCATTGGCATTTAATCATCTCCGACTTTGACTGCGGGGCCGTACTTCTCCAGCGCTTTAACTTGGGCGTTCGTCACCTTGCGCTTGAAGTACCAGTTAACCAGCCCGGTGATGATGATCCCGGCAATACCCGCCAGCACACCGATCGCGCTCCACTCATCCGGGCTGAACTTTGTCAGGATTCCGTTAACGATTGTGCCGCCAGAAGTGCCCAGGGCGACGCCGGTTACAAGTTTGCTCATATGAGACATGCTCTCACCTCCGATAGGTTTCGGGGTGCTGTATGTAGTTAGAGGGTCAGGCTCTCCGAATGCTTAACGACAAAGCAGCTGATGGGAGTTTCCGGGAGCCTGAAAGAAAAGGCCCCGGCAGATGCCAGGGCTTTGATAAAGGATCGACTAATTGTGTTAGAGATTCGTCACCACGAAATCCCCAAATGCATCTTTGATGGCTGTCAGCCAATCTATTGGTGCAAACTGGGCAAGAGCGGCGAGAGCGATTAGTGCAACTAATTTAGGAGTGAAAAACTGAGCTTTCATGACATCAACCTCATTGGTTTGTGGAGGTTTTATAGTCTCACACCCATTTCCCGCTCTAAGTTGTTTACCCATGCTATTTTGCATCTATTGCAGCTTTCGTAAAAAACCAGTCAGAACTGATGCCGAAAAAACACGTACTGCCAAAAACGACAAAGCCCCACGGGATTAACCGCAGGGCTTTAAACGAAGGCAGTAACCCACCGTTAGAAAGAAATTAACACAGATTCGGGAAAAGTAAATAGCCCACGATAAAATCGCAGACTATTTTAATGAGCTCTATCTGGTTATCAATTTAAGCTGCTGTTCGGCCCATGCTTCTTCAATGTCAAACTTAGTAATGAGTTGGTCATAGAAAGGCTTAACCGATTTCTTCCAGGTGTCGAGGGTTATGGCGTCTGTAATCTGGCAAACAGCTGCGAATGCCTCAGTCGAAGGGATCCGCTCATAGCCACGCCCGCTGCAGCGCTTGCAGGTACAGAGTACCGGTACACCCTGTTTCTTCGATTCCTTCTTACTTACGGCTTTGCCGCGGCCCCGGCAGTCGCTGCAGGATGTGCTAACCACACCTTTCCCCTGGCATTTCTGACAAAGAACCCGTGCGGTTTCTTTAACCTCTCTCCTGTTCTCGTATTGGGAGGGTATTACTTTGAGGCCCCACTCTTTCGACTTTTTCATGATCTCACGTGCGCAGTCCGGCGTGCTGGTTTTCATGGTGAACACGTCTGCCTCAATGAACCCCTCGCCATTGCAGCAATCGCACTGCTTCACGCTGGCGGCACTGCGCGAATAGTCCTCAAAGGCGAAGATGGCCAGCTGGCGAATCACCAGTGGCTTTACCTCTGAGGCCAGCTTGCGCAGCGCAGCCACCTTGTCGCATTTGGTCACCGCGTACTCGGCCAGCAGTGCGATCGCTCTCTCCCGGTCGTTATGGCTGATCCCCATTTTTCCCAGGAAGGCGCTATAGCCCATAGCGGCGCGTTCCTGCGTCATGCCCATGGCAGCCATGATATCTGTGCCGGTAAGCGAGCCTGAGTCAGTGGCGCGCGGGGAG